GCCTGTGAAGCTCATACCATCGCCCTCAGCTCTGACCTCAAAGTCAACGCTGTTAGTTCTGACCTCTGGCTGTTTAGCCTGTGGGCCGTCAATCTTTAGGGCAATCGCTCTCGCGACATCTAGCCACTTGTTTTTATTAGTCATCCTGGTAGTTTCCTCTGCTCTGATTCTAGCAACAACCGAATCAGCGTAGTCTTTGGTCCTCTGTGCAGCTCGCTTAGATGGACCTGATCCCCAAAGCAAGTGAGCAACAACACCGGCTGATGGGTAGTTGTCTGAGTTGGGGTTGGCATCTGGGCTGTCTAGGTCAACAAGGTGTCGAGCAATCCAAGCAGCAATTCTTATCCATTTGTCATCGCTGACTGTGCCTTCTGCCATAGCTCGGGCCTCGCGGATAGTGCCAGGTGTGACACCATCGCCAGCTAGACCTTGCTCGTAATACTCAAGGCCTCGGCGAGCTGCTGCTCTCATGTAAGCAGGGGCATCTTGGTTTATAGCCCTAATCTCACCCATGTTGTCATCTTCATCATCATCGTTATCTTCATCTGGTTCCCAAGCGTTGCAGTAGAAGCCACCATCAACAAAGTCATCCCAACGCTCACACCAAGCTTTATCGCCAGCCTCGTTGATTCTTTCCTCATTGAAGAAGAAACAGTTGCCACAAGCTCTGCCCTCTGGGACATCCTCGGCTAAGGCTGGTCTGTAGTTGTCAGGCAGTTCTCTTGTTGCTCTTAGCTCTGCAATCTTGTTTAGGGTAGAGAACTTGTGACCGACTAGCACATCGGTTGGGTTCCAGCCATCTTCGCCTTCGCGGTAGATCCTGATAAGTGCAGCAGGGTCATCTGCTGTGCCGGTGATTGTGAAGCTAGAGTCTGGGACATTTATCTCGCCATCTCTAACAATCCTTGTGATGCGACCTTGGGCTACATTGTCACCTGAGCCCCATCTCACAAAGTCACCAACACTAAGCTCATCTGGCTCTGCCCTAAGCTCGCCACCTGGCTCGATTTCCTCAGCGATTGACAAAGCGACCATCTGATCTATGGCATCCTGTTTGGTTGGCTGGCAAGTGATGACAACGCCATCCTCTTTTACAACTGCCCACTCAGGGCAATCGGTTTGGTCTGAGATAAAGTAGGGCATTATGGTTGTCCGTTCCGCCATAGTCCGAGTGATGAGTTGTATTTGAGCACATCGCCATTTTGAGGGTTGCTAATCAAGACATTGTGAATCTCATTTAGCTCAAAGCCATTCTGAGGTTGGACAAAGATTTCACCATTGTTTGCATTTTTGCGAGTCACCACACCGATGTAAACCAAGTGAGCTGGTGCTACTGGCTTATTAGTCAATCCAAAGATTAGGTTGCCAGCGGTTCCTAGCCAAACAGCATCTCCAGCCGTTGCCGAGTTTGTGTTGAGTCCAGCCAAAAGACCTTCTGTGACAACCTTGACTTGAGCGTTAGTTGAGCCACCAGTTTCTAACAAGCCCATTACTTTGCTTGAGGCTGCTTGGGTTGTGTTGTCAGCTTTTGACACAATCATGTTTGTGCCACTGGCAGAGCTCACATAAACTGCCTGACCTTTAGAGATAGCCTCGCCAAGCTTTACCTCATGCTTGAGCTGACTTGCAAAGTTGTCTATCCAGTGTGTGTTGTAGTTAGTGTCATCAATCTTGGAAAGAATCTGCCCAGTAGTTCCCCCAACAGCAACACCTGCCCCTGTTGCACCCTGTGGACCAGCGTTGCCTAGATCTAGCGTTGTAAAGGTTTCAGTCACATTTACAGCAGCGTTGGTTTCATCAACCTCGATGCTTGTGCTGGTTTCAGTTAGTTCCAGTGTGACTTGGGACATTACCTAGTGACCTCAGCCTGGATAGCGAATAATCCCTGAATAAGTCTTGTCACCTGACTGCCAGAGTTTAGTTCAAGGTCATAAACATAGTTGCCAGCGATAGCAGAGCCCATTGTGTTGGCTGATACAGCGATGGCGATTGTGCCAGCAGTTCCACCAAGGGTTATGCCTGAGCCGTTTGTCAAACTTAGGATTGTTGCACTCGCATCGGCGTTTTCTCTCACCTGCATTGCAGCGGTGTAGCCAGTTAGGTTTACTGCTGTGCCAGCGATTTTCCAAGTCATGTTTAGGTCATAAGTTGCACCCTGGTAAGCGGTGATGTTGTAAGTTGCTGGGTTTATCATTACTTGACCTCGTAAGCGGCTTCTGGGTCCTCTGGGTTGACCTGTGCGATTCCTTGTAGTTGAACTGTTGGTAGTCCTGTGTGTTGGATAGCAGGTAGGCCCATAACCGATAGCACATCGGCTGGGTCGAATCCTGAGTTGACTAGCTTCTGAGCCATGCCGACTCGCTTGTCTGTCGCGACTAGCTCGGCTGCGTCAATGTTGACATTGGCTAGTGGCACTCGAATAATCTCGCCACCTGCAACCGGTGGTAGATCCTCAAGTCTGCGGATGTCGTTGATGGTTAGGTATCCAGCTTGCAGTCCTGTTGAGTAAGCCGAGAAGCGTGTTGCAGCATCTCCGCGAAGTAGGCCATCGAGTGTGAACTTGATAAAGGCTGTGGCTCCACCTGGCTCTGCTGCCATCAAAGGTGTGAACGCTGACTCTAGCTTCTGCACTATTGGGCGAAGTGTGTGAGTCACAAAGGCGATGTTGTTTTGCTCAACGCTTGAGTAAGTGTTTGTGCCTGGCAGACCTAGTAGGTGTGGTGGGATGTTGAACGCTCTAGCAACATCCTCGACTGCCATCCTGCGAGAGTCTAGGAATTGTGCCTTATCGTTTTCTACTGTGGTTTGGACAAACTTAGCTCCACCGGATAGCACTCCGGTCTTGTGGGCTTTTCTGAATCCCTTGTGTCTTGCATCAAAGCCGTCAACAAGGTTCTTAGCTTGCTCTGGTGTGAGGTTGCCAGGGAACTCGATGATGCCGTTGGTGCTTGCACCTTGACCAAAGAATCTAGCAGCGTAGGACTCTAGTGCGATAGCAAGTCCAAAGTTATCCTTGAGTGCAGTCACGCGAGAGATACCGCGAATCTCACCTGGGCGAACTAGGTCAGGGATGTGGATGATCTCATCTTTAGTAAGTGGCTTGCCTTCACCCTCGTAGGTGTAGATAACTGAGCCAATCTTGTCCTTGCGAATCTCTACCTTGGCTGGGTTTAGCACTGTCATGTTTACAACGCGACCTTGGCGATCCTTGAAAGTTCTTACAAAGCCGTTTCCATCAAGGAGCATAGAAACAATCAGCGAGCCATAAAAGGCTTCCTTAGTAGTGTCAATGTCTGGTTGCTGTACCCAAGCTGGTCTAGGTCTAAAGGCAAAGCGAGCACCATCTCTGCGAATGTAAGAATCAACTGGCAAGGTTGAGATTGTGTCAGAGATAAGACTGACCGCTGAGAAGATTGCGTTGACCTTGAATACAGTTTCGTTGTTTACGATTGTGCCTGACTGATTCATTACATCGAGGTCATTGCCGGCACCCCAAACTGTCTGAAAGCTGATGGCACGCTGCTCGAATAGATTGTTAAGCACTTAGTTATTTCCTTTCGGCAGCAAGGCCAAACAAGACCAGGAATACGCCACCAATGATGAGTCCGGCTGGTACAAAGATTAGGGCCACGCCAGCGGTGACTGCTACTGCACCTGCTATTTGTAATGAGGTTCCCATGACCGCCTTAGATAAAGAATTGTGGGACAAGTTGTTCAGCCTCTACTCTACCAACTGTTGCCCTATCAAAGGCTATGACCGCTGCGACTGCTGCGTCAATCTTTCGAGGTGAGCCTCGGTGCTCTTTTACAATTCTTGGTCCCAAGCGGTCTATCTTGACAACCGAGTTGGTCAGGTGTCGCTCAAGTAATGGGTTGCCATCGTGAATCATGGTCTGTTCGGTCACCGAGGTATAGAACTTCTGGCAAGCACTCACCATCCGGCTCGGGCTGGTTGAAGGGAACTCGATAACAGGCAAGCCCATCTCAAGCATGGCATCCATAGATCTCTGCCAGCGATAAGGGTCACAAGCAATCTCTTTTACAGTATGAGTTGAGCAGAATTGGATGATTTTATCTTCAACTTCTTGGGTGTTTACACGCCAATCATCGGTATCCTCGGGCTGCTTTTCCCAAGTGTGGATCATAAACAGGTAGGGTTTTTCATCATCTTTAGGGATAGTGCAGCCGACTAAAGATGTGCAGTCACCATTGAATGAGCCGTCAAAGCCAATGATAATCTCCTCATCTGGTCGCAATTCACGCTCCTCGCCTAGCGGTTGCCAAGCTCCATTAGGAAGCCAGGCGTTCATCGAGCTAACCCACTGGTTCAATCTCTTGGTTCTAAACTCTGGCTCAGGTGTCCTAAGAACTGCCGAGGCAAAGTCATCTGGTGAAACTAAGTCATCGTAGCCAGGGTTAGCGATTCGCCAAACCTCTGGATCTCTGTGGTCAGCTTCATCTGGTGCAGCCCACCAAGACATAAAGAAAGTTGGGTCAACTACTTCACCGCTGGCAACTCGCTTTCCGTATTGAAACAGACTGTAAGCAATAGAGTCTTGTCCGGTCATGTCGGTCTTTTGACCCGCTGTGGTGACTGCCAACATCTGAGCCAGCTTGCCTCTGTTTCCCATGCTGAGGGAAAGCACATCAAACAGCTCTCTGTTTTTGTGTGCATGAGCCTCATCCAGAATGGCCCTTGAAACATTGAGCCCTTCCTTGCTGTAAGCCTCGGCAGATAGCACCTTCATGACCGAGCCGGTAGAAGGTACAAAGATTGCATCGCGATAAACAGTGCACATCTGAGACAGCTCGCTTGACTCAACCATCCTTCGAGCTTCACCAAAAATTATCCTGGCTTGTTCTTTCTCGGCAGCGGCCACCACGACCTCACCGCCGTCAATGCCCTCAGCTATCAAACTATAAAGGGCAAGCATCGAGGCTAATGCACTTTTGCCTGATTTTCTTGGGGTGCCTACAAGGGCAACTCTGGCTCTTAGTCCACCATCAGGATCTCTAGCAAAGATACGCTTGACAAGTTCTTTCTGCCAAGGTCTTAGGACTAAAGCATCGCCTACTCTGCCAGCTATTCCATCCTTACCGATGGTGCCAAAAGCCTCGGCAAACTCAATAGCAAACTCACCATCACCGCGATCTATGCTCTCCTGGT